TGGAACCCGTCACCGTACCCGACGCCGTGAAAGCGATCGTCTCGGTCTGCGTCGTCGTACCACCGGCCTTAGTGCCGGTCACGATGAAGCTCACCGTCGCCGACTTCTCGTTGGTGATCGTGATGTACGCAGGGCTTGAGGTGAAATTAGCGACACCACTCACAACGGCCGAGCCATTGAGGGTGATCGCACCTGAAGCATTTAAAAGCTGAGCGGCCGCAACGCTATCTGCATCTGCAGCTGCTTGAGAATAAGTAAACGAAATCGGACGCATGCGGGTCTCCTAAAAAGGCAGGGGGCCGAAGCCCCCGCCCATTAACGCTGCTTAGCGGCGTAAATGTAGTCTACCGTGATCGTCTTAGCGGCAGCTGCGCCATTCTGGATGGCGAAGGAAACCGTAAGATCGGTGTCCGGCAGATACGAGGACGACGCACTCATCGAACCGGTAACCGTGCCGTTCACGGAGTACGCGAGCGTACCCTGACCGTCATAGTACCAGCCCAGCGTCACGAACGTATCATCAGCCATCGTAGCAACAGCGGAAGCCACATTCGAACCCGTCGTCGCATTCTTGCGGCAAACGAGATTCGCTGAGGTGCTGCCATCGGCCTTGATGAAGTAGATACCGTCCGTCACATCAAGCGGCGTAGCGTCCGTCACCTGCAGACCAATCACGACATCCGAATCGGTGGCGTCACTGACTTTGAACCGGGTCTTGAAGAAGGCCTTCTTGCCCGACTCCATCAGGAAGGATTCACCCACCTTCTGGAGAGCGCAGAGGCTGTCATCTTGATCCGAGTTCGTCACCAGAAGGAGACCACCATCGCCATCAGTCAGAGCCTGAGTAGCGGTCGATGAAGTCTCAGTGACAGTCCAATCACCGGCAGCATACGTATCAAAGTCATTGAAGTACGTATGAAACTGGGTCGGATCCGGCATCGCGAGATCACAAAAAAGATCGTTCTCAGCAACGTTCGTCACGCCGTTGGGAAAACGAGTCACAAGCAAATTTGCCATGGTAGTCTCCTTGGAAGTGATAACAATAGAGAGCGGGGCCGTTGCCAGCCCCGCCTTCTAATCGATATCAGACTCCCGCCGTGCCGTAGATGGTACGGGGATCGGTCCAACCGAAGGCATAACGCTCGGTGGCCTTGTAGCGCATGGAGTCGGTTTCGAAGTCACCTTCCATGCTCTTCTCAAGACCGCGACGCATCATGAGCTTGAGGCCTTCCGGCGCGTCCGTCTTAATCCACCAAGCGGTGGTCGACGTGATACGCGAGAGGTTAGCCTGACCATCACTCAGCAAGCCCATCGACTTGACCGGGTTGATGTCGTTGTTGGCCGCGCCAGTACGGAGAACGCTCTTGAGGAGCACTTCCGCTTGGAACACATTGCTCGGACCAGCAACAATCGCTTTCGGCGTCAGACGGATGCGCTTGCCGTTGTTGTCAACAGCATTGCGGATCTGAATGAGCAACTGCTCGAGCGACGTCTGCGAGAGGTTCGCAGCAGTCGACAGCTGGTTGCTGAACGTACCGTTAACGATCGGATGATCCGTCGCCACGAGCGACTTGCCGTCACCACCGGGGAACGCGGCATTGAACGCACGGTTGAGGATGTTCGCACCGAGCGTCTCCTTCGTCTCGATGAGCGACTGCGCCAAATGCTTGGCGTAGGTCTGACCGATACGAATGTGGTCGCCGTCTTCCACGAGGACCTTGGTCAACGCGAAGGCGAGACCGTAGACCTTGTAGAGGTAACGCTGCAAGAAGAGGACGCCACCCGACTGATAGGTGACAGCCATGCCGTCCGGAAGCTCCGGAGCAGCACCGAACCCGTACAGGACCGGCTCTTCGTGGTAGTTACGAGGAATGCCTTTGCGCTCCTCGAAAACCTGCTTATATTCATCTGCTCGCTGATCGTACACACCGTCGAAGGTCTCGTTGAGGATCGGCTCAACGATACTACGAAAGTCTGTACTGCGCATTGGGGTTGCCATCTGCCTGTACTCCTATCAGACTGAGTTGACCGAGGCCTTGTAGTGATGCTCGTTGATACGAACAGTTGCAACTACGTAAGCGTCGGTGAGAAGGTTGTCGGGACCGTAACCGAAACCAGTAATCTGGAACTGACCAGACGTGGATTCGATGACACCCAGATACGCGCTGGACAGACCCGTCGAGGTGGAACCACCCGGCGAGGCCACAACCCAGTCACACTCCTCGCCGACCGCGGTCTGAACCGTGGTACCGGCCGAAGGATTGTCGTACTGAACGTCGAACAACGTTTCCGGATCGTCGTACACGTAGCACTGAATCTCAGTGCCGGTGGTCGACGCGGGCCAGTAGTTCGAGACTACCGGGCGAGCGTTGCTGTCACGATACTGAACACCGGCGAAAATGCCGAGCAGAAGGACACCACCGACCGTACCCGAACGGGTACCATCAGAAGTGCCGAGCTGCACAACACCGTTGTCGGTCAACTTCACCGGGTCGCCGGAGAAGATATTCACACCATACGTCGAAGCGATGGTGTAGGCTTTCGGCCGCATCTGGCCACTATTGTGGAAGGACGGACGAAAACCGAAGGCTGCGCTTGTCGCTGACATGCGGTATACTCCTTGGTTAATCGGAAGGGTTAAGTTAGCTCAAAACGAGCTGATCTTTCTTCCGCAAGGCTTGAAATACCGTCACCCATCAACAACTGAGACCCCGACGCTCGAGCTTGCTGTTGCAAGAACTCCGCAGTGTCGGTCAACTTCTCTTCCTCACGGAGAGGAGCGTCATGGTGTGCTTCCGTCATGAACTTCTCATACAAACTCATAGGAAGCTTAAACGCCAACATCTCATTGATCCCAATGAGACCGGCCCATTCGCCCGACTTGAGAGTTACGTACTCGCAGCCGGGAACGTCTTCCGGCTTAATGGGCTCGTAACCAAGTCGAATGCGAGACTGGATCGAATCACGGGGGTTTGTCGTGGTTAACCAGCAAACGTGGTAACCGGGGATAGTCGGTAAATCAGGCAATGCAGAATTAAAAAGTTGCTGCCTGAACATCTCAACCCGCTCATCGTCCGAGATTTGGCGATTCTCAGTAAAAGCGCGATCTTTCATCGCACGGCTGGTCCGGCTCTCAGCGGATTTCTTTAAACGTTCATCTGACATGTTTCGCTCCTACAGCGATTGGTTAAGTATAACTCTGTTTGAAATCGAGCACAAGTTACGTCCTAGTCCGGTCGTATTCCATGTACTTTTTGATATATTTCTGACGAAGTACCGGGTCGTCCCAAACCCCGGCTTCAATGAGCGCGGCTTTGCGCTCGGGGCTGACGTAAACTTCCCGTCGAGTCGATGTCGGTGCGTGTTCACGGCCAGATCCGACCTGTGGACCGCCCCGTGCCGCCCTCTCTGCCTTTTGAGGTGCCGCCTGACGTGCAGACCGATCCTCCGACTCGAACTTTTCCGGAAGCCGTCGACGAACCCGGTCACGCAACTCGTCCCAGTAATCCTCGGTGCGGGGGTTGAAACCCTCCTTTACGAGAGCATTATCAATCGCCAGAACGATCGCCGAGCTCTCGTCATCACCGTTGGGCTTGTACCACGGATTCTCGTCGATGAATTCTTTCGCATATTGCAGCGAAACATCATCCACCGGCTTCTGTTTAGGTGCCGCGGCGGTTTGTTCGGCTTGCTTCTTCGCGGCCTCGAGCTGACGCGCCTTCTGCATCGCCTGATCACGGTACCGAAGAGCCTGTGCAACGTCCTCACCGTTTTGAGCGGCAACCGCCTTAGCGATCACCTTTTCAGCAAGTTGCACCTCGTTGGTGGCTTCCTTGAGCTTCTGATCGAGGAGCGAAATGTCGCTGCGCTGCGTCTTCTGCTCAATACCTGAAATTCGGCGCTCAAGATCATCGTTGCGTTTGCGCAAGAATTCGAGCTCGATCTTGTCGCGGTTAATCGCCTGATCACGGCGCTGCTTCCGCTCTTTCTTCTCGAGTCGGCGACGCTCGCGGATCGACTCTCGATCAGCTTCGTCGTCGTCTTCCTGCTTGGTTACCTTGTCCTCTGCCTGAGGTTCCTCAGCAAATTGCTTCGCCTCCTCCTCAGACATCTCGATTTCGACCTTTTCGGGTTGTTCCTCACCTACAACAACCTCGTCGTCTTCGGTCATCACATCTTTCTCAGCCATTGCCATCTCCTATCAGATGAACGCCCGGATCTTCGTCGGGTCGGTTGTAACACGACCCACGATGTCCAGATCATTGAAAATTACGAACAACGCAACGCCTTTGTCGTTCAAGTCCACCTCCCAACGGTCGCCACCATACTTAGGGACGCGAACGAAATCACCGGCCTTGCACCAATCACCCTCAGGCCAAGGGGCCATAGTATCGCGGTTCTTGAAGGCTAACGGCCCCACCGCGATTACGCGAGCCACTTGTGTGTTCCACTTCTCGGTTTCCTGCGAGCCGAGATCAATCAGAATGCCACCTGAGGTCTTCTGCTTCGGATTGCGGATTTGCACCAGAACGCGGCTACCAAACGGCTGTATACCCGGATCTGCGGCCGGGAAAGCGGCTTCGATTGCGTCCTCAGAGATCTTTATTACCATATTTTTCCTCGTTTATGAGTTCAAGCAAAATGTTAATCGACATCTCATACCCTGCGATTACACCAACCGCGTGACCGTATTCAAACGAGTCTTTCTGGCTGGGTCGCTGCAGGGCTCCAAATGCGTATTCGCGCTGCGCCTCTTTCAGACGCACGAGCAACTTTTGCTCGATCATGAGCGCTTTTTGGGCGGCTCTTTCTTCGGCGCGGGGGCGTTACCACCTTTCGGTGCGAGCGACTGACCATCAAGCTTTTCGCCCATTGCGATCCGCTTGTGCATCGGCACCATTTCCTTTTCACTAGCCATAGTTTGCTCCTTACGGTTGCGGGTTGATTCCAGTACCGGTCGAGACACTTACCTTCTCGCCGGACGCTATCTCAGCTGCCGCGAGCTGCTTCGCGGTCTCGTTATCAGACGTGTTCATGAATACGCGAGACTCGACGCTCTCGGTGTTGCGAGCATTCGCATTCGACTCACGGATCTGAACGATGTCCATATCCTGCTGCATCTTGGCCGCGTCGACTGCCGCCTTCTGCGATACTGCGGCTTGATCAGTCTGCATCTTCGCCACTTCCAACTGCAGACGGTTCTGGTCGGTCTGCGCTTGCGCCTGTACTTTCTGCTGCTCGAGTTGGAGCCTCGCCTGATCAGTCTGCGCCCGCATTTGAAGCGCCATCTGATCAACCTGTGCACGGAGCTGCGCGATCGCCATCGAATTGTCAGGCGGCATCTGCGGCTGCATGAACTGTTCGGCCATTTGCTTCGTCTGTGCCATGATCTGCGGCATGAACCCAAGCTGCTGCTCAATGAGCTTCTGTGCTTGCGCAATCACACCGGCCTCTTGCTCGGCTTCAGGCATCAACGTACCTTCTTCCGTCATCGTGCGAATTGCACTATGTGACTGGACAAGATAATAATTGAGCAAGTGGTCGCGTAAATGACCAACGATCGCGGGCGTGAAAAAAGGCGCGACCGCGGGGTTCATGCCAAAAAGAGGGCTTTGCAAGAATGCGAGATGCACTCGCAAATGCGCAAGGTGATCTTGCTTCGGCAGCACATAAATCGGCTGATTCATCGATGCCGCAACGTTCTCAGACGCCGGATCACGATCATCTTCACCGGGCTTCGGCAGAAGTACATCGTCCGGAATCTTCAACGCCTGGAGAAACATCTCCTCGATCTTGCGCATGTTGTACATTTGCGGCATCTGCGCTGAACGCGCCATGAGTGCCTGTACCTGCGCAAAACGTTGCGTCTCGCTGAAAATGTTCGGATCCGAGACCGGCACGACATCCATCGGGCCATCGAAATCCGACGGCATCACTTCCATGTCGCCCGACTGTGCAATCAAGTCCTCGGTGAGATATGCCGAATTCAAGCGATGCAGAATCTTGAGCGTACGTGACATCGAATTATGCAGTCGCGCATGGATCGAGGAAAACACGACGAGGCCTTGCTCGATGAGCGCGACCGTCGTACCGACTGGCTGATTCGGATTTTGATCCGAGAGCTTCTCGAAAGTCGTCTGCACCACACCTCGACCAGCCTCGACGAGGAATCCGAGGAGCTGGAAGAGAACAGGCGAGGGCTGATTGAACGGGATCGGCATCGCAATCTTGCGCACGTCATCGACGTTTACGCCACCTTCGATCTCGACCACCTCGGTCGGCATCAAGTTCAGGGTCTGACCGTTTGGGCCACCCTTCAACTTGAGCATCGTCGGAATATTTTGAATGTGCGCAGAATCAAGCAACGCTCGCAGTGCGCCAGTGGCTGCGCCCGAGAGTCCACCGATCATGTGCGTGAGACCGATCGCATACGCGCCACGCCACGGAATGAACGGGAACTCTACGATCAATTCAAGCTCGTTTTTATTGGCGTCGTCCGCTTCCCAGTTCCGATAGAGCGCGAGCCCTTTGCCAGTCGTCTTGTCGATCGTGAGGATGTATGGTGCCATCCCCTCGCCCATGTCGAGATACGTGTACACTTCAAAGATGGTGCGCAACCCATCTTCGTTGTAATTCATCTCGCTGCGGCCTTCGATCTTGTCGTTAGCCACCGACGCCTTCGAAAAATCATTCTCGCCGGGTGCACCGAGGTCGACGTCGCGGTACATACCCGCCTCGACGCGGCGGTTGTACTCGAACTTGGTAATGTACTGAACGTGCGTCTTGCGCTCAGCCGAGTAAAAATTCGTCGCGGCGAACGGCAGATACACGTCATCGACCGGAATGAACTCCGGCACGGGGCGTTGACGGCGTTTGTCCCACACCCACTTCAGATACTGCGAGCCACCAAGCGGCAACTGCGTGCTGAGCTGCTCAAGTTCGCCGCGGAATTCTGGGATCTGCTCGGTCAGCTGCCAATTCATGTAATCAGCTTTACGCCGAGCCTTCGATTGCTTCTCCTCGTCCACCGGGCCGACGATTTTAGTCTTCACCGGACCGTTGGGCGGCAGCATCTCCTTCATCATGCGAGCAGAGAAGTCTACGCATGCCTCAACCAAGAGCGGATGAACTACCTTGCTCGAGCCGGTGAACGACGCACCACCCGGCGCATCATCACCGAGACCGGTGCGACGCAAGCCCTCTTCATACACCTCATCCCGCTTCTTGCGGGCATCCTTGTCGCGGCTGATCTTATCGAGCAAATCTTCAATGGCAACGCCAAGCTCGCGCTGGTCAACCGTCTCGATGATGTTTGAGAAGTGCTCGGTCTGCACAACCGCGTCCATTTCCTCCTCGAGACGAACAATCGCACCGCCATCGTCGGTGTCGACCACCTCGGCGGGTTCAATCTCGATCTCGACCATCTCTTCTTGGATGATCGCCGGTTGCTCTTCGTTCATTTCTGCCATGGATTAGTACCCGCCACGCTGTTCTTTGGGGAGCGTCTTCGCTCGACCAGATTCGATGTATCTACGCGCCATCTCGACCAACTCGCGATCACTCTTGGCCGATCGACCAATCTCGCGTCCGAGTTCGTCATTGAGGAAGTCCATCTCACGCTCGGCCGATGGCTGACCGAACGAAGAATACTCGTGAAGATAGCTGATCGCCTTTGCCGGGAGTTCGCCGTACTTCTGCTGCAACTGCGCTTGAAAGAGCAAATGCCGCATCGCGTCGGCCTCGCCCGCTACTTCCCCTTTCGGGTCGTAATACGTAAGCGGGATTTCCTTCGACCTTTTGATGATGTCTCCGATTTCGGTGACGTCGGCGACGGCTTGCTTGGCTTTTCGAGGGAGCTTTTTAGCTTCGCCCAAGTATCCTTCAAGCTTTGCACGAAGCGGTGCCACAATTCGCTCAATTTCTGCTTCATCGTACTCCTCCTCTTCGACGCGACCACCGTCAGCATATTTGAAGATCGATTCTTCATCAAGCTTCTGCATCCAATTGTCGAGAATCTCTTTCGGCATCCCGCTATCGATAGCCATTTGCTTCAATTCAGCATTCGTGTACAACCCCGGAGGAATCTCCTTCGTGAGTCCAGGCAGACGCTGACCCGGTGTTACCTTAACCAAATTCGTGTTATAAAAATCACCGATCTGACCAAAATTGCCCGATCTCACGAAGTCCTGCACAAACGGAATGTACTTGTCCGCGGGCTTTTTGTTGCCTTTGCCCTTGATCTGAACGATGTCGGGAGGGGGCTGGCCATACTTCTCGACATAAGCCTGATCGAGAAGCTGAAAGAACTTATCCTCGTCGGATCGACCCGGCATGACGCCGCCAAAATACTTGTCCTTGATCTCTTGGGCCAAGATGCCTCGCTCTTCGGCCGGGAGAGCACCGATCGAACGAGCCACATCTTTCGGTCGCACTTCGATCGTCACGTGCGGCTCGCCTTTCGCATCACGAAGCGAGAAGATCTGCGTTTTACCGGATTTTACAGGCTCGCAATAGCGGTCACCTACACAATGGCCCATCACACTGCCTTCGTACTCGAGGGCCTCTTGTAATGCGCGATTAGCACCTTCGTCGTAGGCTGCCTCCAGCGTCTCCGGCGAATCTTCTACGCCCTGAGACCTGTTATACTCAAGAAGCATCTTGGATTCGTCCGAAAGAGCTTTTTCCGGCATCTTAAGCTGCTTCCACTCGAGCCCGGTTCCGGGATACTGCTTTACGGTAAAAACCGCCGGGTTATTCGATTTGGCGAGATTGGCCGAGATCCGATTCCGCTCGCGCCAAGCATCGACCTTGCTGACGTGCGCGACAGCCGCATCCATGTTCATTTTGTCGAGATCTTCGGGGTCAAGCTTCAACTCGGGCGGTAAATCGCTACCCTCTCTCACCGAGTTGTACAACTCGTCACGAACGTGGTTGAAGTACTCAGGATTGCCCCGGTAAACC